ACATCTATTGACAAGTTCTCAAACAAAAAGGAATGATTGCTATTTAGTAGAGATGATCTTCCAAAGAATTAATTTTCACGACAATGTTCTTCCCGTATTCAAAGAGAATAAGGCGAAGGGATATGTCACTTTCGGAGCGGACAATCTCTATCCCGAATTTTTAATAGAACTATTTAACAAAAGCCCCAAGCACAATGCAATCGTTTCTTCAAAAGCTTCGTATATATCTGGAGTTGGCACTAAGGTATTTGGATCAAACACCGTTGACATCGCAAAAGCCGAAGCCAAGATCAAAGCCATCAACGGCTACGAAACCCTTGACCAAGTCAAAACCAAAATAGCGTATGACCTTGAGTTGTTCAATGGTTATTGCTTGGAGATAATTTGGAACAAAGCCAAGACGGCAATTGCAGAGATTTACCACATCCCTTTCAAGAATATCCGCAAAGGACTTGAAGGTGATTATGTGTATTGTGAGGATTGGACTGACCGCAAAGCGGAGCAAGTTCACTATCAGCCATTCAACGCAACCACAAGAGAATCAAAGTCACTTTATTATTGCCAATTCTACCGACCCGGACAAGGTGAATATCCTTTGCCTGATTATGTTGGTGCGTTAAAATACATTGAAGTGGACACCGAGATTTCAAATTACTATTTGAACTCAATCAAAAACGGATTCACCGCACAAACGCACATTCAGTTATTCAAGGGAATCCCAACACCTGAAGAAGCTCGTTCAACTGCAAGACGATTCAAAGAGAATTATCAAGGCACGGACAATGCCGGTGGACTGATTATCCAATACAACGATCCACAAGAAAAGGAATCAGTCATTTCCAACTTGCAACCATCGGACTTTGACAAGCAATTTGATTTGCTAAATAAGACCGTACAACAAGAGATATTTGTTGCACACAAGGTGAACTCACCGATGTTGTTTGGAGTGCGTGTGGAAGGTCAATTGGGAGGTCGTAGCGAGATGATTGAAGCTTATGAGATGTTCCAACAATCATACATTGAACCAAGACAACAAAAGATTGATGATACTTTGACTTATTTGTTTGAGTTCATCTCTCCAGTTCGTTTGGAAACAATTAACAAACCACCAATCGGATTGGATTATCAAGCGTTATTTACTGCCGGTTTAATTTCAAACGAAGAAGCTCGTGCAGAATTAGGACTTCCAGCACTTTCAAATGTAAAAGTGCAGTCATCATTGAACGATGCCATCAACGCATTGTCACCTTTGGTTGCAAACAATGTCTTGTCAAATATGACTATCAACGAGAAGCGTCAATTGGCGGGACTTGCCCCGATAGTTGGTGGGGATTTGTTGGAATCGTCATCAGCCCCCGTTGCCTTGTCATCACAGAATCCTTTTGGATGGGATGATGAGCGTGACTTGGCGGTCTTTATGAAGTATGGTGAACCTGCTGAGAACTTTGAAGCAATGAAGTTTGACTTCGCATCTGCGATTGAATCAGCCATCTTGAATGTGTTGAAGGAAAACAAAGGTTTGCAGATAGGCGATATCGTCAACATCACCAAACTTGATCCACAAGTCGTGGTTGATACCATTGCAAAATTGAACGAAGCAAAGTTAATCAAGGGATACAATCAAGGTCTTGAGGTTACAACAAAAGGATTGGAAGAAATCAGTCAGTTGCAAACCGAAATTGTTGTCCGTTACAAATACTCGGTTGCACCAGGAATATCGGGTGGACTAATTATACCGGGCTCTCGTGAGTTCTGCCGTCAAATTGCACAAAGCAATCGTGTTTATTCTCGTGCGGATATTGATGCAATGTCAGCACAAACGGGAATTGATGTTTGGTCAAGACGAGGTGGATGGTATCACGACCCCGTGAGAGATGTGAATGTTCCACAATGCAGACACATTTGGCAACAACAATTATTGAGGAGAATCAAATAATGACAAACTTTGTATATTTCATATCAACAACCTATTTGAAGGACAACACCCCTTTGAATGAGAATGTTGACGACAAACTGCTCAAGTCAGCAATCAAAGAAGCTCAGGAAATCTACATCCGTGATGTAATTGGTTCGGGTATTTACAACCAGTTGCAGACACAAGCGTTTGCATCTACATTGACTAACTTGAACACAACCCTTTTGGATTCATACATTGCACCTTGTTTGAAGTATTATACTTTGACCGAAGCGATGTTGCCAATGACATTCAAGTTGATGAACAAATCGGTTGCATCTCGTGAATCGGACAATGCTCGTGCAGTATCGGTTGAGGAGATGACATTGATTGAAGGCAGATATCGTGACAAAGCGGAATACTATGCCAATAGGTTGCGTGATTACTTGCGTACCAACACGAATGACTATCCATTGTTCTTGAATCCCGGCAATACATTTGATACCATACGACCTAAGAACACCGCATTCAGCGGAGGAATTTATCTACCGACAAACTATGACGATTGCTTCTGGAACTATGACTTCCCCCCCGACGAGAACAAATAAGTGGCAGAAAAACAACGAAGCCAAACTTCTCAAATTCCTAAAAAATGACATTAAACCAAATCATAGCAAAGATTCAGACCGCAGCCGAAAGCCATAAGATGGTCGGTCACTTTGGTGTTGGTCAACAATCGAATTTGACGGTTGAGAATGTTGAGTACTATCCGTTGGTGTGGTTGTATCCTGATGGGTTCAATCTCCAGTCAGCCGGAAAGTTGATGACCTATAACTTTGCTTTGCTTGTGATGGATCGTGTGTTTGAATCTGAATCCAACACAATTGAAGTGCTTTCGGATACGGCTCAGATTATGGCTGACATATTTGCTTTGATTGACAACAACAATCAGGCAGATGGTGACTTTGAATTAAGCATCAACGGAAATGCCACTCCTTTCTACGATGCAAAAACTGATATACTTGCTGGATATGCAATCAACTTCCAAATCCTCACTCCTTATTTGGCTAATAGTTGCGTCGTTCCTGTGTAGTGTGCTTTGGTCAATGTTTAACTTTGAAGAAGAACACCGACCCGTACCACCACAGATCAATGTAGAGATGCACGAAAGAATTGTAGAGCATACCAAGATAAAAAGAATAAAGCTCATTGAAAAAATCAACCACTATGATACGATATTTCTTGATACTTTTGATGCTACATCTTCAGGGCTTGAAGGGGCAATCAATCTCCATAGATTCTGCGACTCTACGCTCGGCAAATAGTTACTTGGTCAAAGGTGCAATCGCACGTCAGAAAGTAAGCCAGTTAATGAAGGTTGTCCAAGCGGATTCAATCATCATTGATCAGCAAGATTCTATCATCATCAAACAAAAGTTAAACATCGGATATTTGAAGGATGAGAACAAAGTCCTTGTGAAGCAAAATAAAGCCATCTCACGCACTTTGAAGTTGTTTAAGAGTATAAGTATAGGATTAGTTGTTTTAACGCTTGTAGGATGGCTGAAATAGATTTATCCAAATTACCCGATGCACTTGATACTTATTTGGGAGATGCATCTCAAGGTTCACTACTTCAGCAAATCATCGTTGAGTGGTGGAACAAGAAAGTCATCCCACCAATTTTGGCGAATCTTGATGCAAACAATAGCATTGCAAGTGGTAAACTTCGCCAATCGTTCGCACCAGGAAACATCACCAAGTCACCGACATCAATCAACACCATTCTTGTGGCTGAGGATTATTGGGAGTTCATTGAATACGGAAGGAAGCCAACACGAGGAGGACATATTGAAGGCACTCCTTACCTATGGCAATCACTTGTTGAGTGGATAAGGCAAAAAGGATTGAAACCAGCCGAAGGTCAAACATACGATTCACTTGCCAAAGCCATTGCCAAAAAGATTCACCGAAGCGGAACAAAGCCACGACCATTCTTGGAAAAGGCATTCACCGAAAGCATTCAGATGGAATTGGTCAACGAGTTGAATGCTCGTTTCGGGGATTTGATATTCTCGGAAGACATAAAAATCTAACAAAAAGAAAAGTTTATTTTCATTATTGGATTATTTATTTTACTTTTGTGTCGTTATGGATTACGCAAAAGCAATTGAAACAATCAAACTGAAACGAAGACAAGGTCTTTTTCAGATTGTCGCACGGAAGACCGGAGTATCACTTCCAACTGTCAGAAAGTATTTATTAGATGGAAACATCGTTTCTCCAAAAGCAAAAGCCGTCATTGAGATTGCATTGAGGGAGGTGTCGAATGATTGAGTTGGCAATTAACGGATGGATTCTGACTGTGAAAGGTCTTATCACCGAAGAGAAATACATCTACACAATCGAAGCCGTTGATCATTGGTTAATTAAAAACCACATTGATGAGCTTCAAGAATATGTCAACTCACGAGAAGTAGGATTCGGTGATTGTGTGACTAAGGAATTTGATGGTATAAACTCAGAAGCATTCTTTTGTTGGGAGCCGACAAGATTCACAGTCCTTTTTATGCTCGGACAACAAACTAACTTTTTATAAACAAAACTCTATGAATAAAAGCGAATCAATCAAGAACATTGCCGGGGCATTGGTAAAATTCCAAGCATCGGTGAGCAAGGTCGGAAAGGAATCAAGCAATCCTTTCTTCAAATCCAAGTATGCAAGTTTAGCAAACATACTGGACACCATTCAAAAGCCATTGAGCGAATGCAATTTGGCAATCAGTCAATTTCCTAATGGGGTGGAACTGACCACTTTAATCGTTCACGCTGACTCAGGGGAATGGATGGAATCATCCTATGTGATGCCGGTTGCAAAACAAAACGATCCACAAGCAATGGGAAGTGCAATCACTTATGCTCGGAGATATGCACTCGGCTCAATCCTAAATCTGAACATTGACGATGATGACGATGGTGAGAAAGCAATGGGAAGGCAGTCAGCACCCAAGAAAGAAGAACTCACACAAAAGCACAAGAGTTGGGCAAAGGCAGTTGAACACTTGCAGACAGGTGGACTGATGACCGACATCACCAGTAAGTTTGAAGTGAGCGAAACAAATCAGAAACTTTTAATAGGCGAGAAATGAAACTTCAACTTCCAACAATTCACACTAATTTGAACGAGGACGATTGGCAAGATCTAAGGCGTTCTCGTTTCACCGCATCTGAAATCTACAAACTGATGGGTACTCCGAAAAACAAATCGGAGTATCTTTCAGAAACTGCGAAGACATTTATCTTTGAGAAGGCAGCGGAATACTTAACCGGACAAAGAGCAGAGATGTATGGTCGTGCTTTGGACTGGGGCAAGGAACACGAGAAAGAAGCATTTCACTACTTCACTCAGCAGACCGATGACTTTTACACATACTACGGAGCAGAGACATACACCTTCATCACCTATGGAGAATGGGGTGGATATTCACCTGATGCACTTGGTAGACACCTGGTTGAAATCAAATGTCCTTTCAATAGCGGAAACCATCTTCAGAACTCATTCATCACCAACAACGAGCAACTTAAATCCAAACGCCCGGAATACTATTGGCAAGTTCAAATGGGTATGGTTGCAACGGAGATGACTGAAGCGTTGTTCTTGAGTTACGATCCACGAATGCCCATCGGCAAGAAGCTCACGCAAACCTTAATCACTTTGGAGGAGGACATCCAAGAAATCATTGACGAGAAGTTGACATCGGCTGGAGAACTATTTTTGTCAATCACTAAATAAATCGTTCATTCACCAAGTCAAAGAAAAATATATTTTCATTTGTGAAAGTTATTGTGTTGTTTTGAATCATAATACAAACGGATATGAAAAATTTGACACCAAAACAACTCGCAAAATTAGAAAGCCAAATCGCTTTATTGTCACACAAATTGGCATTAGTATGTCAGCAACACAAGATTGATGAACGCAATATGGAATTGGTTGACGCTGGATTTAATGATTGGGATGCCGAAACACAAGAAGGTATGGTAAACGAACTTCACAATATGGATCGTATGCTTGACACCCTTCATTGCAGAATAATTGATTTAAGAGAAAACACGGGGGCGTAAGCGCCCCCTTAATTTTACAACTATGGACTTGATATTCTTACTCGTAATCACACCCATCACCATTGCGGTGATGTTCGTGTACTGGAAGTTGAAACAATACTTCAATGACTTTGACAACTTGCCTGAGGCATCACCGTATCAATTTGAGAAGGACAACTACATCCCCGAATTTGATACCTACACGAAGGCAATCTATAAGCACAAATTTTACAAAGGAAAAAACAAATAAAAAAACTATGAATCAAATGCAATTATTTGACCAAATGCCGGAAGGTGATTTGGCAATCTTGAAGAAAGCGTGGAGTATCTTGAACAAGTACTTTGCGGAAACAACAACACCAGTTAAGAAAACACGCAACCGAGGGATTCACCGAACGACTCAATTGTGTTTAGACGAAATCAAGTCCGCTTACGGAAAAGAATGGATTCTCAGACACGATGTTCTTTTTAAGGAGATTTATATCAAGCACAAGAAATGGGATGTTTCAAATTTGATTAAAAAATATGTTGAACTTAATCTTATTGAAGAAGTAAGGGACACCAAAAACAAAAACAATAACATCATTAAATTCAGATTCTTATGACAACAATCATCATTCTCGGACTGGCTTTGTTTCTCGCCATTGCCTTGTTCAAAGTCAACGCACTTTCAACAAGGGAAGAAGAACTACAAGATCAAGTGAACAAGTTGAATCGTGAGTTGTGGGATTTGCAAACGGAGAATCTGACCATCAGGTCAAAGATTGCCGAAGCAAACGACCGTGCTAAAACTTGGGAACTTCACGCCAACGATTTAATTCAAAGTAGAAAAAATGCTCAAAGCACTGGTCGTAAAGGCATCAATTAATTTCATCATAAAGTGGCGAGTGTATTTCGCAGGAGAACTCCTCGCCACATTTGAGAACGAACAGGATGCTATTGAATACGCAAACTTTATAGATAGACAATGAAGACAACTACGGAATTTATCTTTGAGTTGCTATGGGAAAAAGTCCAAAGCGGTGAGCTGAGGTCTGACATCTACACAACATCAGTCCTGATGGACATAGAACGACAAGCAACCCAGTACGAACCATTCATAAGCCAGGAACACTACAATGACGGATTCAGCAAAGCGAAGGAAATCTATGGATGATTACGCACTCACTTGGGCTATCGCAGTCCTGAGAGAAGATATGCGACATACTTGGGAATACATCGGATGGAGATTAAACATTAACCCAAAAAGAGCAGCATTTTTACACACAAAAATAAAACCACACTACAACTATGAACAAGTATATCAAAGCAACGGTAACGGCAGTAATGATTAACCAACCGGAAACAAGGGATTGTGATTTCAAACTTATGACGGTGATCTACAAAGGTATGTGCAACGGCAATGACTTCTTCACGATGTTTGAAGCCAAGCAACTACCATCACCCGAAACCATCAGGAGAACACGAGCTCAACTCCAGGAGCATCACGAACATCTTCGTGGGCAGAACTACCAGTCACGCCAACGATACCAAGTCAAAGTAAAAAAAGATTTGGGATATTTACCGTGATTGATTAAATTTGTTGCGTTAACTGGTATGTAGAAGATGCCGAAAGTTAAACCCCTGTTTCCCTTTTGAGTTGTGTGTACTTCTACTACCGCAATTTGAGAGGGATTTTTTTATGGCTCAAGACAAGAAATCATTTTTACTCTACTGTGATCAGCAAGGAGTATTCAACAAACTACCTGATGAGATTGCAGGTAAACTAATCAAACACATCTTCGCTTATGTGAACGATGAAAATCCACCGTGTGATGATCTACTATTGAGCATTGCATTTGAACCCATTCAACAATCTCTCAAGCGTGATTTGAAGAAGTACGAAGTTTACATTGGTAAACAAAAGGAGAATGGTGCGAAAGGTGGTAGACCAAAGAAGGAAGAAGAAACCCAAATAACCCAACCCTTTTTTCAAGAACCCAAAAAAGCTGATAGTGTGAGTGTGAGTGTGAGTGAAAGTGTAAATGATAATAAAAAACAAAAGGATGTTTTTATCAAACCATCCATTGTTGAAATCAAAACCTATATGACTGAAATCGGAATGGCTGATGTATCCGAAAAATGGTTTGACTACTACGAATCAAACGGATGGTTAGTTGGTAAAAACAAAATGAAGAACTGGAAGGCAGCCGTCCGAACTTGGAAGAGCAACAACCTTTCAAATAATACCACTACTCCACAAATTATCCACCGAAAAGTATTTAACTTGCAAGAATATGACGAGCGAACTTGAAGATTACATAATTGGTCAACTACTATTCTACGATCAAACACGGGCAATGTTGCCGAGAATCAAATCTCAATGGTTTGAAACACCACTCAACAAAAGAATCTTTGATGTGATGTTGGAGATGTACATCAACAACGATGAGATTGATGTGCTGACTTTGGGCAAGAAGTTCAATCGTGTTGAGATGGTTGCCATCGTTCGCTTGACTCAAGATGTATACGGGATGCCAAACATCAGCAGTCACCTTCCAGCACTTGAACACAGGTATCTCAAAAAACAATTGATTGATAACATCAGCAACTTGGATTTGACTGCGGACTTAAAAGAGATCCTCACCAATATGCAAACGATGGTGGACAACACCAAGTTCACGACCATCAATGATCCCGTTCAAATTACATCAGTTACCAACAAGACCGTTGATGCAATTATTGAGGCGGTGCAAAGAGGTGACAAGCTCACGGGTAGACAAACGGGATGGGCAGGACTTGACCGGGTATTGGGTGGATGGAACAACGGTGATTTGATTGTAATGGCTGCAAGACCTGGTCAAGGTAAAACGGCACTCGCTTTGTCTTTGATGTATGACTTCGCCAAGATTGGTGGAAAGGGATTGTTCTTGTCGCTGGAGATGAGCAATGAGCAATTGGTAAAAAGATACTTATCCCTGATCACCGACCTTGCCAATTGGAAGATTCGCAATGCAAACCTTCGTGAGTTTGAAGTTCATCAACTAATAAATTCAGCACTCAATCAAACAGTTCAATTCTTCATTGATGACGATCCAAATTGCAGTATCCAACAAATCAAATCAAAGGCAAAAATCCACAAAGCGAAACACGGACTTGAACTTTTGGTGATTGATTACATCCAGTTAATCAAAGGAACAAAAACAAACCGAGAACAAGAGATTGCAGAAATTTCCCGAAACTTAAAATTGCTTTCTAAGGAACTAAATATCACCGTGATAGTGTTGGCACAGTTATCACGCAAATGTGAGGAGAGAGCGGACAAAAGACCTATGCTGAGTGATATCCGTGAGAGTGGAAGTATTGAACAAGATGCGGATGTTGTGATGTTCCCATTCAGACCAGCTTATTATTCAGGTGAGAAGCTTGAGAAGGAAGATGCTGAATTGATTATCGCAAAGAATCGTCACGGAGAATGCCACACGATAGACACCACCTTTATTGGATCACGCACAATGTACGAAGAACGATTATGAGAAAGTATTGGACAACGGAAGAAGCTGAAGAATTACAA